CTAGGACCTTCCCACGATCCCGCTATCCCGCAAGGCGGCTCTCACCGGAGGCGTACGGGCCGCCGGCACGCCGGCCTGCAGCTGGACGACCAGGTCCTGCAGCTGGAAGGCCGCGTTCTGGGCGCCGAAGCCAAAGTTCTTGGTACCGGCGGCGGCCTTGGCCGCGGTCGCGACGTAGGTGTCGTACTGGCCCTTGGCGAGGCCGAGTACTCGGTTCGCTTCGTCCTGCGTCACCACGCCAGCGGCGACGGCCCTCTGCACTGCCTCCTGCTGGGCTTCGTACCGCTCGAGGGCGGCGGTGGTCGGATCGATGGAGGCGCGAACCTGCTGGAACTCGCGGGCGACCTGGTCGACGCCGGAGAGCGCCCGGGTCGTGCTCTCGTACTGACCTGCGGCGAGCGCCAGGACTCGGCTCGCCTCCTGCTCAGTCGCAACGCCGGCGGCGACAGCGCGCTGCACGGCCTCCTGCTGCGCCTCATAGCGCGCCAAGGCTGCGGCGGCAGGGTCGACCGAAGCCCGGATCTGGTCGAACTCGCGGGCCGCCTGATCGAGACCCGCGAGGGCCCGGGTCGTGCTCTCGTACTGGCCGGCGGCGAGCGCGAGGACCCGGCTCGCTTCTTCTTGACTGGCGGCACCGGCAGCGACGGCGCGTTGTACCGCCTGCTGCTGCGCTTCGTAGCGCTCGAGCGCCGCCACGGCCGGATCGAGCGAAGCGCGTACCTGCTGGAACCCCCGAAGAGCCTCCTGGTAGCCGCTGGCCGCGGCAACGACGCTGTCGTACTGCGACTTGGCAAGGGCGAGGACGCGGTTCGCCTCGTCCTGCGTCGCCACATTGGCCAGGAGCGCAGTCTTCACCGCCTGCTGCTGCGCTTCATAGCGCTCGAGCGCCGCCGCGGCGGGGTCCAGCGAGGCTCGGACCTGCTTGAACTGCTGCGCCGCCTGCTCGACGCCGGCACTCATCCGGCCGACGCTCGCCTGGACGCCTGCGCCGGCCTGCTCTGCCGTCGTCTTCAGCTGGGCGAGATCCTGCTCCGAGAGCTTGATCTCGCCTCTGAGACCGCTGGCGTCGGCGGTAAGCTCGAGGTTAAGGCGCAAGGTCACGACGGCGACTCACCGGCGATTGTTGAGCACCTCCATGGCCGCGCCCTCCATGTCTCGGAGGTCGGCCAGGAGGCGTCGGTCGAGCGGCAGATCGAGGATCCGGGCGAGCGACTCGACCTGGCTCCAGTCGAGGCCGTCCCAGACGTCGAGGGTCTTGCCGCTCGGCCCGACCAGGATCTGACGGCGCCAGGCCGTGCGGCAGGCCAGGAAGAGCTCGAGGGCCGGGCGGTTCTCGGGCCAGACGACGAACCGCTGTTCTGCGCGCCGCGCGGCCGCCTCGGCGATCTGCCCCTCGTCGACCCCGAAGGCCCGGAGGTCATCCTGCACCTCCTCGTCGAGCGAGCGGTCGCGGTCGGCGCCGGCCCAGATCCGCGCCGCGCCCTTCAGTTTCCCCGCTTGGTGCCCTTCGGGTTCTGCGGGTTCATGGCCTCGTTGTAGGCGGCGAGCACGGCAGTGCGGATCTCCGGCCAGGCGATCATCTGCTCGCGCAGCTCGTCGCTGTACTCGAGAGGCTTGTTGTCCTGGCCGACGACGTCCTTGCCCCAGCCAACCCAGACGCGCCTTAGAAGGCTCTTGTCCTCCTCCTGCGCCTCGAGGCTGCGGGCGACGAGCCCCTTCATGCCGTCGTCGCCCGCGGTGTCGAGACGGACGGCAGCGCCTTCCAACCGCTCCTGTTCCTCCTCCGGCGTGAGCGGGTCGAAGCGGGCGGTGAAGGTGCTGGTGACATGCTTGCCGCCCGACTTGGGATCGGGGCGCTGCACGCTGATCTTCCAGTCGAACTGAGGGCGGCGATCGGCGAGAACGAAGGTCATCTGGGTGGCTCCTACTTGACGGTGATCTTGATCTCGTCGTCGCCGGCGTCGGACGGCACCGCCATGAAGGGGATGCGGTACATGACCTCGCCGTTCGACTCCTGGTACTGCGGCTCGTCGAGCTCGCAGAGGTCGGCGTCGACCTGGACGATGTTGCCGGCCGTGATGCCGTGGACGACCTGGATCGGCACCTGGGTGCGATTGCGGGCGATCGTGAAGGGGTCGAAGATCGCCAGCGTGTCGGCCTTCACCAGCATGGAGCCGCTGACCTTGCGGTCGACGATCGAGACCTTCTCCTCGCCGACCCGGAAGATCGCGTTGACCTGGTTGCCGAAGTCGAAGGTCAGCTCCTCCATCGGCACTGCGACGCCGTTGACCGTGAAGTCGGTGTTGGCGTCCGAGACAGGCACCGGCACCTGGAAGCCGCTGACGTCGACGATCGGGGCCGCGGTGTCGGTCGGCGTCGTGAAGAGCCCCAGGCCGTCGAAGGTGAAGGTCGAGAGCGCCGACGGCCGGAACGACATCTGCAGGTTCGCCCGGTAGCCCAGGATCTTCTGCTGGACGCCGTCGATGTTGAGGTAGTTGCCGACCGACTCGATGCCGGTCGAGACCGGGTCGTACTGCGCGTCGGTCGTCGCCGTCAGGGTCTCCGCCAGGCCGCAGGCGCGCAGCAGCGGGCCGTAGGCCGGGGCGTCGCCGGCGGTGCCGGCGCCGGCGATCTCGACGCCGAACGACAGGGCCACGTGGACGTTCGTCAGGATCGCGGGCCGGGAGCCGAAGAAGGGCGTGTCGTGCGGCCGCTCGACCTTCTGCGACTGCAGGGGACGCAGGTTGATGTCGTGCGCCAGGATCGCGTCGGTCGCGCCGGTCGGGGTCGGATCGGTCCCGTAGGTCGTCTCGATCTTCGAGATCAGCGCCTTCTTGCGCCAGTAGCGGTTGGCCATGACGTCAACCCTCCTTCTTCACGTCGGCGCCCGGCTTGTCGGCCTTGCCTTTGCCGGCCTTCTCGCCGGAGCCGTCGAGGCCAGAGCTCGAAGCGGTCGCGCTCGAAGGCTCGGCCGTCGGCGCCGGCGCGGGCCGCGGCTTGTCTAGCGGCACACCCTTGGCGCTGCGCGCGCGGTTGCCCTCCGGGTGCTCCTCCGTGCCGCCGATCCGAGTCGGCTTGGCCTTCGGCGACTCCCGCCGGTAGGTGCCGCCCACTCGCTGGCGTGCCCCGAACTTCTCCATGACCTCTCTCCTCAAGTGGCTGCGCGGTAGATCCACCGCGTCCGCAGGTCGAGCTCGTAGATCGCCGCCCCCTTGCCGAGGCCGGAAAGGTGCTCGTGTGCGAGCTCGAAGGGTTCGACTTCCCCGTCTGGCGTCCACCCGACCAGAGCCTCCCGGGTCGCCAGGATCAGCGGCTGCAGCGCACCACGCGCCTGCCCGCCGGCTCGATCGGCCGCACGCATGACCAGGACGACCTTGACCTGCTCCGTGATCGGCTGCTTGTGCGGCCCCGTCGCGTTCGATCGACGGCCGCCGTCCAGCCCGTCCGGCAGCACGAAGCCGGCCGGCGTGACATTCGGCAGCGTGCCGCGCTCGACCAGCTCCGAGAGCGCCAGCGCGTCCTGGACGCTCATGAGCGCGGCAACCTGTGCCTCGAGCCGGCCGCTCACGTCCTCGACCAGGTCGCGGTTCATTCGACCGCTCCCGGCGCGGCGCCGCCGATCCAGTCCTGGAGCGTCGCGAGGATCTCCGCCTGGTCGGCTTCGTCGATGCCGAGATAGGGGCGCGCGGGGATCTTGACCTCGTGCTCGCCGACCTCGTGGTAGCTCAGGAAGTTGGATCGCCGCCGCTTCACGAAGCGGTTCGACAGCTCGCCCGTGGTCTCGTTGTACCGGCGATAGATTGCCCGGCTCTGGGCGTACTTCCTGATGGTGCCGCCGAACTGATGGATCGCGCCGTAGACAACGTTGGTCCCGACGCGCACGCCGGTCGGGCTCGCTTCGTAGGTGATCGAGTCCCGAAGCCGGCCCGACTCGACCAGGGTGTTGCCGCCCCTGTGCAGCACCCGCAGGCTCGGCGGCCAGGGCGAGCCGCCCGGCGCCTGGCCGCGCTCGAAGCGCAGCTGGGTCGAGGCAACGAGCGCCGCGCCGACCTCCTCCATCACCGGGGTCAGGTCGTCGGCGCGCGAGAGCAGGGCCACGAAGGCCTCGCGCACCGCCTGATCGTCGATCGAGAGACTGACCTGCGCGCCCGCCATGGTCAGTAGCCCTCGAGCGTGTCGCGCGAGAAGACGCGGTCCGGAGCACTCACGCGGGGCCCGTCGGGCGCCGCGGCGGCGGGCTCGCCGTCCAGCTCGAGCACGACCAGGCCCTTCGACAGGCGATCGAGCGTGGCGAGCGCCTGCCTGGCGGACTCGGCGACCTGGTCGGGCGCCGTGAACACGTGCAGCCGGAAGAACACCAGCCGCTCGCAGAGGTCCTGCACCAGGTCCGGCGTCGCGGAGAGCGGCAGGTCGTACTTGAGGGCTAGGTAGCCATCGATCTCGGCCGAGACGGCCGCCAGCTCGCGATCGACCGTCGCCGTATCGGCCTGGCCGTCGCCGTCGCGATCGGCGACCTGCAGCACGTTGTCGCTGCCGTAGCGGTCGATCAGGTTCTGGAGCGTGGCGTAGGCCATGGCGGGTCTCGGGTCGGGGGCGGCCCCGGGACGGCGGGTCGCGCCGCCCCGGGGAACAGGGATCGAGTCTCAGCTGGTCGCCGGCCGCGCCGGGCCGTCGCGACTGGCGCGGCCCGGCAGCGGCTTGGTCGCGTCGGCGATCGCCGGCATGCCGATCCGGCTGGCCGGCTGGTCGATCGAGGCGCCGATCGGCGCCTCGGCGGCCATCGTCGGCAGCTCCGGCGCTCCGACCGTCACGGCCGCCGCCCGGCGCTCGACCAGGTAGACGGTCGTCTCGACGGTCAGCGGCGCGGCGCCGAGGTCGGCGGTGCCATCGGCGCCGGCGATCGCCGGCACCTGGTGGACGAGCCGGAGCGGCTCCGCATTGGTCGCCTGGGCAGCGAGCAGCAGGCCGACGGCGAGCCCGAGGGCACCGGCTGCGGCGAACAGGGTCGTTCGACGGAACATCGCGTTCTCCTGTGGTTGCTTCGGTGCGGGGCCGGGGCAGAGGAGCGGCTCCGTCCCGACCCCGGCTTGGTCTGGTGGCACCTCAGGCGGGCCCGGCCGTCCCGGCTTCCCGCCCTCCGCCGAGGCCTAGCGGCCCCGGCACGGCACCTTCTCTCCGGGGTGCATCAGTTGCTGGCGGCGGACTCCTTGCCGCCCTTGGCGGCCTTGCCGCCGGTCTCCTTGCCGCCCTCCGCCTTGGGCTCCGCCGGGACCTCGAAGACGATCAGCTTCGGTTCGGCCTTGAGGGCCTCGAGCTGCTCCTCGGTGAAGTCGCTGGTGTCGACGGTCTCGCCCTCGGTGGACCAGGCGCGGCCGGCACGGCGGAAGCCGGCGACCTTGGAGATGACCTTCAGCTTGCTCATGCTCGGCTCCTCGCTCAGGCCAGCCACGGCACGACCAGCAGCTCGGCCGTGCCCTTCCACTCGTTGGTCTCGCCGCCGCTGGCGTTCTCGCTGTTGAGCAGCTTGCGGCCGGCGCTCTCGAGCGCGGGCGGCACGACCAGCAGGTTCGGCATGACGCCGAGCGGCCGGCCGTAGTCGCCCTTCATGCCCTGCAGGGCCGCCCGCGCGGTCGCGTAGTGCGTCGCGTCGAGGGTCTGCTTGGAGCCCCAGGCGAACTGCCAGAAGCCGAAGCCGACGTTCGACCGGCTGTCGGTGCCGTACTGGAACTCCTTGCGGCTGAACACCTTCTCGTCGGTCGGACTGTCCTTGGCGACGAAGTTCCAGTCCTTGCGGTTCTGGAACAGGATCGGCTTCAGCGGCTTGTTGGCGTCGATCAGGAACCAGGGCGTGCCCGAGCCGCCGTCGGTGTTGGCCACGGAGGTGACGCTGCCGTCCTCGTCGAGCACCGGATGATCGGTGTCGAACATGTACTGGCCGTCGTAGCAGTCCGTGGTGAAGCCGGACTTCAGCAGCCCGAAGATCAGCGTCTCGCGGTGCGCGCCGGTCGACTGGCCCATCTGCTGGAACAGCGGGTTGTAGATCCCGATGTTGTCGTCCTCGATGTCGTCGCGATCGACACCGATGGTCAGCTCCCAGGGCTTGTTCCTGATGGTGTAGCTGTGCGCCATCAGGTTCTGGACGACGCGGTCGCCGATCCACTCGCGGACGTTCGGGACCTTGCCGAGCCAGCCGTACTCCTCGCTCTTCGTCGAGGAGGGCACGGTCGTCGCGATGCGCTCCGACTGGGCGCCGGCCATGCCGAGGCCCGCCTGGAACGACGCCTTGAATCCGATGCCCAGGCGCGTGAGGGTCGCGGAGTTGATGAGCATGCTGCTGCCTTTCCTGGTGCCGGCCGTCAGGCGAACTCGACCCAGACGCCGAGGCTGTCGACGTCGTAGACCGTGCCTGCCTTGCTGCGGGTGCTGGAGCCGTCGGTCTTGGCGACCGTCTGGTCGTCGACGATGTAGCAGTCGGCCCCGATCTCGGCGGCTGTGATCTCGTCGGTCGAGGCGGAGTTGGCGAAGCGGAAGACGCCGCGCTTGACCTTGACGGTCAGGTCGCCGGCGGCGCCGCCGCTGTTGTCGACCGTCTCCTCGAAACGGCCGATGCCCAGCAGGGTGGTCGCGGTCGCGCCCGGCGTGGCGTTGCCGTTGGCGTCGAGAGCCGCGAGGCCGCCGGCGTAGCACGTCTTGGCGGCGGCGACGTCCAGCTGGCGGATCGAGGGGTCGAGCTTCTCGGGCGTGTTGCGGTCGGCGGCGAGCGCGGTCATCGGGCGACCTCCTCGTCACGGGCCTTCTTGTAGGCCTCGGGGGTGATGCCGAGCTGCCGGCAGACGGCGAGCTCGTCGTCGTCGAGTTCGGCGCCCTTGTTCGGCGGCGGATCGGCGCGGTGCTGCGCGCCCGGCTTCACGACGACGGGAGCCGCCTTGCAGAAGGCCGCGAAGCCCTCGGGGTTCTTCTTGGCGTAGTCGAGCGCCCAGGTGCGAGCCGCCGGCACCACCTTGCCCTCGGCCATGGCCTGGTCGACCGCGGTCGTGGCCTTCGTCTGGGTGTTGTCGTCGACGAGCCTGGTCAGCTGGCCCGCCAGCTCGTCGAACTGCACGCGCGGCACGAAGTCGGCCGAGCTGCCTTCCAGGCGGCCGCTGACCGCCGTGGCGACGGCCTCCGGCTCGGCGCCCTCCTGCAGGCCCGCGCTCTTGGCGATCTTGGCCAGCGCGACGGCCGCCGGCGCCTCCGCACCGTCCTCGGCCTTCTTCTTCGCGGCAGCGACCGCCGTCGACAGGGTGTCGGCGCTCTTCAGGATCTCCTCCGCGGAGGAGCCCTCCTTCAGGCCGAGCGCCTTGCAGAGCGCCTTGAGCTGCTCCTCGGTCATCGTCTCTTCCTCGGTTGTGGGGTCGTCTTCGCGGCGGGTCAGCGCCTTGACCTCGAGCGCCGGGTCGTTGGTCAGCGCGACCCGCAGGATCCGCGTGATCTCGTGGGGCGCCTTCTTGGTGGCCATGAAGACCGGCGAGTAGTAGCGGTACTCGCCGGCCTGGATCATCGCCCGGGCCTTGTCGGTCCATTCGACCCGTGCCCAGATCGCATCGTCCCGGACCTCGATCTCCTTGATCCATCCGGCGGCGGGCGCCGGCTGGCCGTTGCTGGCCGCGAGGTCGGTCTGGTGCTCGTAGTCCCAGGGCAGGTCCATCTTGAGGGCCCTGGTGTTGGCGACGACCTTGGCCGGGTCCTTGAGCGACCAGCGCCGCCCGTCGCGAGCGGCGAGCACGCCGTCGGCCGGGATCGGCAGGATCGGCACCCACTCGGGCACCTGGCCTGCCGACAGCTGGAAGCAGAGGGACTTCAGGTCCAAAGCGCCGATCCGCTGACGAAGCGCCGGGCTGGACCGCCCGGCTGGGTTCGTGCAGCATGGCCGTGGACGTCGGGTCGATCCCTTCCCACGCCGGTGGGAAGGGAGGTCAACAGGCGGAGACCCAGCCGGCCGGCGCGGACGCCCTCCTTCGAGAGACCTTCATTCGAGCGTTGAGCGGGTTTTGAACGCCGTCGAACGCCCTCGGCGAGTTCCGGGCGGGGGGGTGGCGCCGCGGAACGGTCCGCGGGCGCCAGCGGGCCGGAAATCGGCTCGGCCGTCTCGGCGAGTTGAAAGGGGGCCCCGGAGGGACTAGATTCAGCGCTGCAGGCGGTGGCCGGGCCGATCCTCCGATGGCCACCGACCGGGCGGGAGCCGCGGGACGGCGCGGCTAGCCCTTATCCCCAGCCATCACTTCCGATAGACCGACAGGCCCCAGCGCAGGCGCTTCAGCGCGTCCGGCTTGCCGCGGAAGAACGTCAGCCCCGACCAGGTGCCGTTGTCGGCGTCGGCGACCAGCGCCAGCGTCGTGTCCCGGCGCAGCTGCAGCAGCTTGACGTAGCGCCGGCGCAGCGCGACCTGGCCCGTCGCGTCGTTGACGACGAAGCCCGCCCAGATCTCCTGCGGATCCTGGATCAGCTCCGGCAGCAGCGGGAAGAAGGCGTCGCGGCCGTCCAGGCGATCGGCCAGGTGGTCGGCGAAGGCCATGCCGATCGAGACCTGCCCGCCGGCCGGGTCCGCGAGCACGGCCTCGTCGCCGCCCAGGACGGCGCGCAGGTTGTCGCGCAGGCCGGCGGCGTCCGTCGCCCGCGGCCCGAGCTGCGCCTGCGGCGGCTGCGGCTGCAGGTCCGGCAGCGGCGACCCGGGCGCGACCTGCGAGGGCGCGACCAGCGGCTCCCAGCGGCCTTCGTGCCCGGCCAGGCGCACCCGCTGCTCGCCGTAGCCGACGTCGGCAATGCCAGGATTGTGCCCCCAGCCCGGATCGATGCCCTCGGGCACGCTGACCGTCGCCGGACCGTCCGGCGTGTTCAAGGCGACCTGGCGCAGGTTGACCGGCGGCGCCTCGGCCGAGACGGTCCAGCCGTTGCGGGCCAGGTCGCGGGCGTTGAGCGCGATGACCGAGCAGAGGCAGTACCAGCCGTTGGGCGGGTAGTGCGTGCGCCAGAAGGGATCATCGATCGGCAGGATGGTGCCGTGCCAGAGCGCGTGCAGCGGCCGCTTCGTCTCGCGCTGGACCTGGACGTAGCGCAGATAGGGCCGACGCGCCTTGGTCCGCTGTATCTGGCGCCAGCGCCCGGCCATGTTGGCGCTGCGCATGTTGGCCTGGAAGATCGTCCGGGCCCGCCAGGTGCGGCCGCCGTTGTAGCTCCAGCCGTGCCTGGCGACGATCGCGTCGAAGTCGGCGAGCCAGTCGGCATAGGAGCCGCCGTCTTCCATGGCCTTGAGCAGCGCCGACTGGAAGTCGGCCAGCAGCGAGTCGCTCATCGCACCGGCCACCACGAAGGCGCGGGCGTGCTGGGCTTGCCAGAGGTCGGTCCAGGCGCGCGTCGGCAGCCGCAGCTTCTGGCGCAGGAAGTCGACCGCCTCCTTGAAGACGACCGGCTCGGGCGTGGCCGGCGCGACCAGGTCGGACATCAGGGCTTCCTGCTGGCGATCGCGTCCATGCCCTGCAGCTCGGCCAGCACCAGGGCCTCGCGCATCGTCTCGACCAGGCGCGGATCACTCGCCTGCTGCGCCAGCTCGAGCAGCGCCCCTTGGGCTTCCTCCCAGCTCCCGGCGGCCGCCAGCCGCTCCTTCAGCTGCTCGACCAGACCCTCGATCGGCGGCCGAGCGGCCTTCATGGCGGCCTCGGCCGCCGGATCGAGCACGACCTGGCCGGCGCCCGGGTCGCCGCCAGGATCGCCGCCCGTGCCGCCGGCAGAGTCGCCCTGGCGGGCCGCCAGGGCCTTGGCGAGTGCCGGGTCGGTGCCGTCGGGCGGCACGGCCGGCCCGCCGGCGGGCGCGGTCAGCAGATCCTGGTCGTCGACGGCCTCCGGCAGGCCGAAGGCGCGCGCCATGCCGGATTTCGAGACGCGGGCACCGAGCGGCACCAAGGTCTTGACGCCAGCGAGCAGCATCCGGAGGTCCTGCTCTTCCTCCCGGCCGACGACCAGGCGCGGATAGCTCTGCTGCGGACCGAAGTTGAGGTCGATCGCCGGGCGCATCAGGTCGCGATTCAGGGTCGCGGAGACCTGCTTGGCGTCGGCCGTCTCGATGTCCTGCCGCACGTCGTTGTGGACCTGCGCCGCGGCGTAGCTGCCGCCCTTGACCTCGGTCGTCAGGTTCTGGCCGAGCACGCCCTTGGAGATCTGCGCGTCGGCCCAGGCGGCGAAGCGGTCGTAGAGGTCGATCGAGCTGGAGCCCTTGCCGATCGCCTCGACGAACTCGATGACCATGCCCTCGGGGATGATCGCGCCGACGTCGGTGCCGATATTGCGCACCGCGCTCAGCAGGATGGCCTTCTCCTCGTTGCTGGCGCCGGCGTGGTATTTGCCGAGCCGGATCGGCATGCCGTAGACCTCGATGAAGGAGATCCAGTCCTTCACCGCGTAGTTCTTGAAGAGGTACATCCAGGCCGCCAGGCGCGCGAGGCCGCCGCGGATCGGCAGGCCGGACTTCGCCTTCGCGAGGTGCGTGATCCACTTAAAGGGCGCCAGCGGCTGAGGCTCGCCCATCTCGCGCAGCAGCGGGGTCCGTCCGTCCTCCCGGTCGAAGGTGAACCAACGGGGATCGCGCCACTCCAAGCGCGCCGGCCACCACTGCCCCTCGGAGAAGTCCCAGACGATCTCGGTGCAGCTGTAGCCCTTGCCGGTCGCGTCGAGCACGTCGACCAGCTCGTCCTGCAACTCGTCGCGCTCGAGGAAGGCCTCGAGGAACTCCGCCTGGCGCTGCGCCTCCGGGCTGTCGTCCGCGGCGACCACCTTGACCGGCAGCTGCGCGACCTGGCGCTTCCGGGTGCCGAGCACCGAGGCGTAGTGCAGATCCTTCTCCTCCATGGCCTCGGCGAGCTCGAGGTAGCGGGTCGGCTCGCCCTCCTCGGCCTCGCGCAGGATGCGCGCCAGGCGCTGCGGCGTCAGGCCGACCTCGGGATGGCCGGTCATGACCTGGCGCACGCCGGTGACGGTCGGCGCCGCGACCTCCTGCTGCAGGACCTGGCGCTGGATCGGCCGGCCGAGGTGGTCGAGAAGAACGGGGGTCGCCATGGTTGGGCTCCTCAGTAGGCGCCGCGCCCGAAGCTGCGGCGCAGGCCGGCGGGCTCGTCGTCCTCGGGCGCACGCTCGTGGAAGCGCGGGTCGCTCTTCGGCGGCGCGCTGTCGTAGGCGTAGGACGGCACGTTGTCGGTCGCGCCGTTGACCGCCAGGAAGCAGGACCAGGCGCGGTCGGCGTGGCCGCCGGCGTCGGAGTCGGCAACGAAGCGGGGCGTGCCGGTCGGGCCGAGGATCTTCTTGAGCTTGTGCAGGTCGGCGCGCAGGCGGATGTCGCCCGCCGGAATGCGGATGCGGCGATCCTCGAAGGCCTGCTTGCCGGCGGTCGCCAGGACCAGCTTGTTGCCTGGGGTGAACAGCACGCCCTCGACGCGGGACTCGCCATAGCGGCGCTTGGCGTCCTCGACGGGCTTCTCGCCCATGCCGGTCTGGTCCATGGACAGCCGGGCGACGCGGTAGCGCCCGAACAGCTCGTCCATCACGGCGTCGTGCTCGGCGAACTTGGCCCGCTTGAGGATCCGGACCTCGCGGGTCCAGAGCACGTCGCCGACCTCCTCGAGGACCCAGGTGACCCAGAGGTCGTTGCGCGCGGCGATGTCGTTGCCGAGGTAGCAGGGACCGCCCTGGTACAGCTCCGGCCGTCCGGCCTTCTCGTCCTCGACGGCCGTGATCAGGTCGTAGGGCAGCCAGGCGCTGGCCTCGTCGAGCCACTGGCACTCGTACTCCTGCGCCCAGAGATCCTCGTCGGCCAGGCCCTCGCGCATCTCGTCGACATCGCGCGGCAGCCCGTCCCTGACGGCGTCGTGGATTGTCACGGTGTGGCGGGACCAGCGGCCGTCGGCCGAGGTCATCAGCTCGTGGAACTTGTTGGCCTTGCCCTTCGCGGTCGAGGTGATGCGCAGCTTGAAGCCGGCCGAGGTCACCGGGAACAGGGCGCCCCAGATCTCGCGGCTGTCCTTGTGGATGGCGAACTCGTCCAGATAGACGTTCGCGGAATAGCCGCGGGCGGTGTCGGGGCTGGCCGGCAGCGCCAGGCACCAGATGTCGTCGGCGATCCGGACCTCGTAGCTCTTGTAGACCTCGTCGCCGAACGAGACGTCGGCCTCCAGCTCCCGGAAGGCGACGTCGTAACCCTTGATGTGCGCGATCAGCTGGCGAAGGTTCTCCTTGGACTGGCGCTCGCCGCGCGACAGCATCAGCCACTTCGCCGGCCGGGCCTCGACGACGCCGCCGGCCATGTCATCGGCCATCTCCAGCGTGGTCGAGAAGGTCTTGCCGACCTGGCGCGACCACATGCCGATCTTGAAGCGCGACCGGTCGGCGATCCAGCGGCGCTGGTAGCCGTAGAGCGCGATGTCACGGATCGAGGTCATGGGCCGCCCTACCGGATCAGGCCGAGCTCGCTGCGGATCTGCTCCAGCGCGTCCTTGCCGAGCGTGACGCCGGCCTTGGCGGCGCCCTTCTTCGCCGCCTCGATCGCCTTCTTGACGACCTCCTCGATGACCTGCTCGCGGATCTTCGCGACGCGCTCGACGTTGGTCTTCGACGCGCTCTCCAGCTTCTGCAGGGCGCTCGCGAGGAACATCGCCTCCTGAGGCTCCAGCTTCACCAGGCCGCCGGTCTCGGGGTCGCGCGTCGTCTTGGAGATGATGGCGTGCATCAGCTCGATGTTCGCCCGCGCGACCTTGCTGTCGGGCTCCTCGCCGAAGGCGCCGACCAGGGCCTCGGCGACGGCGCGCTCGCGCTCCATGTCCTTGGCCAGGTCGCCATAGCGCTGCAGATAGCGGTGGGCGGCGCTGCGCGAGGTCGAGATGCCGCGCGGGCTCAGCAGCTCGTCCAGCCAGTCGTACAACTCGTCGACCGTGGGCGAGTTCTCGCGCACGTAGGCCGCGATACGGTCGCGGACGTTGGTCGGCAGCTTCTTGTCGAAGGACCGGCCGCCCATGGCCGCCCTACCGAGCCGAGGGGCGCTTGACGCCGGGAACGGTGGTCAGACCCTTGGCGACGTCGGCGCCGGCCTCGGCCAGCGTCGCGACGAAGAGCCCGGGCGCGACCTCCTCGAGGGCCAGCAGGCCCTGGTCGCGCAGCCAGGCCAGATGCGTGCGCACCTGCGCGCGGCTGCAGCTGAGGGCGAGCCTCGGCAGCTTGTCGTGCAGCACCGAATCGTTGGCCGCGTAGCCGGGCGCGCCCTCGAGGATCCGGAGGATCGCCAGGCGGATGTGCTCGCCCACGTCGTCCTGGTAGCTCATCGCCCCCTCACTTGTTGCCGCGCAGGTAGTCTTCCTGCCGGGTGACGACGCGATCGACCCGCTCGACGATGTCGTCGAGGCCCGTGACTCTCTGTGTCAGCGCCTTCACGTCGCCGCCCAGAGCCTCGATCGCGATAGCCAGGTGATGGACCGCCTCGGTGGTCGGGACGCCGCGCAGCTGGAACTCGACCGCCTGCACGCGGGTGGTCAGATCGGTGACGGTCTTGGCGTCCTCCCGGGCGCCGGCGCGTAGATAGCTGGCGATCGAGATCGCGACCCCCACCAGCACCGCCGCCCATTGGCCGACGCTCCCCCAGTCGATCGCGCCAGCCTGCATCAGTCCGTTCCCTTCTTCGCGATCATGGCCTGCAGCGCGCCGCCGAGGCGCTGGAAGGAGCCGACGGGCGGCGCGTCGCCGGCGGCCGCGGCGCGGTCGCCCGCCTTGTCGTCGGAGCGCTTGACGACGTAGAGGCCGCCGACGCCGGCGAGCGCGTAGACGACCCACTGCAGGGCGGCGATGGTGTCGGGCAGCAGCACCGGCTCGCGCCAGCAGATCAGCAGGGCGGTCGCCGCGGCCGCCAGGCCGATCGCGACCAGGGCGTAGATGATCGTCGGCCGGGCGCGGCGCACGTAGGCGTCCTCGCTGCCGGTCATCGCGCGCCAGGAGGCCTCGCGCTCGGCGAGGCGCTTGGTCTCCTCGGCGGCGAGACCGAGCGCCCGTTGGGTCAGGGTCTCCTGGAAGCGGGCGAAGAGCGCCGGGTCCGCCTGGATCGCGGCGGCCGCCTTCTCCGGATCGTGCTCGCCGGTCAGGCCGCTGGCGATGCCGGCTGCCGCGTCGACGACGCGCGTGCCGAGCGGCTGGTCGCCCTCGAGGAGATCCTTGATCGCGGGCAACGCGGCGCCGGCGAGCGACAGCAACAGCGGGAACATCAGGCCTGCCCCCGCCTGATGAACTCGAAGTACTCGATCGTCGCGGCGTTGCTCGCCAGGAACTTCTCGACCGTGCCGGCGCCGGCCGCGGTGTTGAACCACTGCTTCCAGTAGGCCGCGAGGTCGCGCCAGGCACCGGCCGCCGGCAGCGCCTTCGGCACGGTCCAGTACTTCAGCCGGGCGACCGCGCAGGCCAGCCAGGGGTTCCAGGTCAGGTGCTCGAGCAGGGCGTCGGAACCGGCCGGCGTCAGGTCGAAGGGCGGGTGCAGGATCAGGCGCGCGAGGATCTTGGCGACCCAGTCGCTGCGGATCTCGCGGTCGAGCAGGCTGTGTACCGTGTTGGGCTCGAGGCCGAAGAGCGAGCGCGCCGGGCCGCCGCCGTACTGCTGGACGGCCCGCAGGCCGTCGCCCTCGCGTACGGCGGTCATGACCAGGAGCTGCCGGGCCGGGAGCCTCGACAGCCGGTCGTCGATGGAGCCCAAAACGGCGAGGGTCGGGACGACCACGCGCTGATCAAAGGACTGGATGAGTGCTCGAGAGGTCACTGCCCGCCTCGCCGTCTCGGGTTGCAAGCCGAGGTGGCAGGGTGCTCTCCAGCGGGCGCGGCGGCCCTTCCCACGGGCGTGGGATGGCGTTCGGAGGGCAGTCGAAGGCGGGAAGGCGGCGAGTGTGGAGTGCCGGCCGGTGCTGCGTCAATCGCGTGCGAAAGGGGGTTGCATTCGCACAAACCCCGTCCCCCGATTCTCGGGGGTCATCGATGCAGCAAGGGAGAGGAGCGATGGCGACCTGGACGATCAAGGCATATGGCGGCGACGAACCGCAGTGGATGAGGAGCTTCGACGAAGCAGAGATGTCGAAGGAGGACATCGCGGGACTGCTGCGCTGCCTGGCGGCGCGCCACCTGACCGACGACGAGGTGCTCGACAGCCTGCTGCCCTCGAAGCAGGCCGCTCATTTCGAGCTGATCCCGCCCGGCGGCAAGAAGTTCGGGCTGATGACGGTCGGCACGGGCCGGCACTACGTGGCAATGCTGGAGCTGGATGGCCATGAAGAAGGCTGAGGCGGAGAGCCACATTCGCTCCCTTTGCCACGACTGGCGGCGCGAGACCGGCCAAGACCATGTACCGGCTGGAGAGCTGAGCCCCGCGCAGTTCATCACCTGGCTCCGCCAGAGATATCCGCAGGTCCTAAGGTTCCGGACATCCTTGTCGATCGACTACGACGTTGAGTTCTGGTTCGACCAGGAATTCAAGCTCAGCTGGCGCCGCTAGGCCGACGCTCCTCGTCGAACAGGTCGGCCTGCCGGGAGTCGACGCGGCCGTTCTTGATCCGCCGTACCGATTCGGCGTGGCAGCCGACCAGGCGGGCGACTTCCTGGACCGGCCGGCCCTCGGCCAGCAGGTGGGCGATCAGCGCCGGCTGCAGGCGCTTGCCCATGGGGACGCGGATCTCGCCCGAGCGCGGGAAGGCCTCGGCGATCTTGCGGGCCGCCTCGAGGCCGACCGTGCGGACCAGCAGCTCCTTGCCGCGCGGTCGCGCCGGCACGTGCACGATCGTTCCGCCCAGCTCCTTGCGCAGCTTCAACGCCGCCTCGAGGCCCGCGGCCTTCGCGACGTCGGCCAGCTCGGCCGGCAGGATCTGGTGGAAGTCGACGGTCACCGGCCGGCGACCTCCGCGAACAGCGGCAAGTCGGCGTTGGGGTCGACCGGCAACGGCGCGGGCAGCACGATCCGCGGCTTCGCGAGCTCGTGCGCGAGCGCATCCTCCCAGTCCTCGGCGAGCTGGACGAGCTCCGCCACGCTGTCGCTAGCGGCGAAGTCGACCTGATCGAGGCCGATGTAGTGGCAGAGCAGCTTGTAGAAGCGACCCGGGATGTAGACCCCGTTCGGGTGCGGCCCGCCGACGATGTGCCAGTATCGTCGCCAGGGACCGGCATGCAGTATGAGCAGGTCGACGTCGCCGGTTTCCGGGTTCCAGTAGCCGCTCCAGCGCGAGCCGGGCACATCGCTGCCGACCCTGCAGTCGCGCTTGTGCCGCTCGATGATCGGCCGTACCGCGCAGGCCTCGCTGAAGGCGAGGCCGCTTCGCTTCCAGGTCGCCTTGGTCAACCAGAAGTGTCTGCCACACAGGCGGCAGCGAAACCTCAGCCTCTCGCCGTCGTCAGGCCCCACGGGGCAGGGCACCAGCTCGTGTCCGATCTCGGCCGCCGCCTCGCGAGCGGAGCCGATCGCCGCTTCCCGCTCTATGTCGAGCTGTGTCGGCTGCCGTGTGCGGCGCGCCATCACCGCCTCCCGAGCAACCGTTGCGGTGCGCCGAGCGCGCCGTCGCGCCGATCGGCGCCGACGCCGGCAGCGAGCTCGACGCCGGCGGCCGCGGCAGCGCCCCAGGACGTGGCCCGCGGATCGCGGGTCGGCTTCGGCGCGCCGGCCTTGGTGAGGTTCGGGTGCCGCCTGTCCCGCCAGGCGCGCGAGCGCTCGGCGATCGCGTCGTTCTGCTGGCCCTCGAAGGCGGCCCAGAGGCGCCGGCTCAGCACCAGCACCATGCCCTCGACGAAGGCCTTGGTGGCCCGCGCCTTGGCCCGCTGCGTCCGCTTGCGCTTGTAGGCGGTCGAGCGCCGGAACAGCCTGACCTCGCGGTCGATCCCCGCCTCCAGCATGTCGCGCGTGTAGGCCGCGATCTCCGCCAGGTGCGCCGGCCCGCTGAAGGTGACGGTGCCGCGGCCGCAGTCCTTCGTCGCCACCGTGTTGGTGCAAAGGGCGACCATGCCGATCAGCCGGTCGCGTATGTGGGCCTTGAGCGGCGCCGGCCGCGCGCAGACTACCTCGGCCATCTCCAGGTCGAGCTCGTCGAGCCCGTTGCGGCGCATCAGCTCGGCCACCTTGCCCAGCGCCGTCGCCGCCGCGGCTTCGGAGCAGCCGCGCGAGACCGTGCGCTCGCGGAGCTTGCGGATCGTCGCCTTGATCGCCTCGAGTTCGGCCATCACGCGGCCTTCCGGAAGAAGGGCATGCCGTTGTGCTCGCGGCCATCGAGGAGGCGGCCGGCGGCGCGCTTGCCGATCCGCTCGAGCATCAGTGTCGGACCCATCACCTCGTCCTCGAGCGTGGGGAAGCAGAGCTTGGTCTCGCACCCCGACATGACGAGGGTCAGGATCTCGCCGCGATAGGCAGCGACTGCCGATCGGTCGCAGTCGAATCGCCCGACCGGTGCCCAGTCGCCCCACTGCTTGAACAGATAGGCGATGGCATTGTCGTCGCACCACGACCAGGTCGCGCGGTGCCAGTCGGGATGGCTCGGCCGGGAATCGGGCCCCGACTCGCCGCCGCTGACCATCCAGCGGATGAACTCCCAGCCGCTCCAGTCGACGAGGCCGAGCGCCGGCTCGTAGCTGACCCAGGTCGCCCAGCCGAGCTTGGCGATCGCGCGCAGGTGCTCCCTGCGGCGATCGGCGCGGACCTGATCCTCGACGCTGACCCCGATCCAGGCATTGCGCAATGGCCAGGGCATGTCGCCGCCCCAGGTCGCGCCCTGGGCCGCGAGGGCGCGAAGCGGGTCGGAGAGCTCGCCCGCGGCGGCCCAGACGCGCTCGGGCGTCTCGGGATCGGCCAGATAGGCCGTCTGGCGCTCGCTGCGCTTGGTCAGGAACTGGAAAACGTGCTGCGGGCTGAGCGCCGCGACGGCCATGACCCGGTCGATCCAGGCGGTCGGCACGGCCTCGTACCAGAGGTCGCCGTGAGCGACGGCGAAGATCAGCCGCGGCCGACGCCAGTGCAGCGGCTTGACCAGCTCGGCCTCGTTGAAGCGGACCTCGCCGTTCCAGATCGGGCCCGACTTGCTCGGCACGGTTAGGCCCCGGCGGGTCGGGTGGTCCTTCATCCTGGTGCCGGCGAGGCGCATGGCGTAGCAGCGCTGGCAGCCGGGCCCGTGGACCTTGCAGCCGACGACGGGGTTCCAGGTCGCATCGGTCCACTCGATCTTGCTGCGATCGGCCATCTAGGCGGCCCTCCCGGTCCGTCCGACGTAGGCCAAGCAGCAGTGCCTGGTGCAGTAGGGCCGGCGGTGCTCGCGCGGGGCGTCGCAGCCGCCGGCGAACGGCCACTGGCAGGTCCGGGGCTCGCGCTCGCGCGGGAACAGCTCGACCGGCTCGGGCCCGGGCTCGACCGGAGGGACGTAGAGCACCGGAAGCCCGCGCTTGGGCTTCGGCGGCATGCCGCGGACGATCGGGTCCTTCCACGCCGGCAGCTTCAGGCGGTGCGCCTTGCCGACGACGGCGTTCTTGGTGACGCCTAGCTCACCCGCGATCGCGCTGCAGCTCCGCCCCTCGAGCCAGCGCTTGCGCAGCAGGTCGAGGCGCTCGGGCGTCCAGGTCTGATCAGTCATCGTGCGCCTCCTCTTCGCGGGCGGCCGCCTCCTCGACGATGTGTCGCTCCACGTCCGCTAGGGGCTCGCGCTTGCGCGCGATCGCGTGCTTCGCCGCCAGCGCGTCGAACTTCTTCCAGGCCTCGAGGCGGACTTGGTCCATCGCGCGCCGCGCCTCGTGGATGCGCTGCTGCGCCTCGCGGATGGCGCCCGTCATGTCGGACATCAGGGCGTCGGCGCGGCGCCGGTAGTGGCCGAGCTGCTCGACTGAGCCGACGGCGATCACCTGGTCGACGGTCGTGAGGTTGCGCTGCACGCCGCCGCTCGGCGGCTGGTGCTCGGTCACCAGGTCCTCGCCGTCTATCCAGAGCACCCTCGCGAGCCACCACTCGGACGGCAGCGAGAACCGCGGACAGCCGATCAGCACCGTGTCGCCGGCCTTCACCGTCGGCTGCGCCGCCTTCTTGCGCTTCGCCATCTACCGATCCTCCGGCCCGCCGGGGTTGCCCTCGCCGTCGTCCGCCACCGCGCCGACCAGATCGTCCTCGATGACGACCTGGACGATGCGGCGTGCCAGTGTGTTCGGGCTGAGGTGCCGCCGCGCCGCCTCGCGCTCGAGCCGCGGCCACAGCTCGACGGGCATCAGCACCGCGCGGCCCTGCCGCTCGGCCCGCTGGTCGTCCGCGACCCGCCGGCGGGTGGCGCTGTGCTCGAGAGCGCTGACCGTCGAGGGCTCGACGCCGATCCGCTGGGCGATCTCTCGCGTGGTCAGCCCCTGGCGCCGCAGCGCCAGGACCGCGTCGGTGCGGCTCGGGTAGCCGAGGGTCTCCTTGGCGGCGCCCATCCTCACCGCACCTCCGGCCCGCCTGCGCAGGCGCTGCAGAGGTCGGGCTCGACCCACCAGCAGCCCCCGCCGTCCGCCATCTCGCAGGCGGCCGCCTGGGTGCAGCCGCAGGAGCGACAGCGACGCAGGCCCTCGTGCCGGATCGGCAGGCAGCCGCGCGCCTTGAGCCAGCCCGTCCAGACGATCAGGGCGTCCAGCGCGGCGTCCTGGGTCTCCGCCTCAGGCACGCCCGGCACGAGGAGCCCGTCGCCGTCGCGGACATGGCGCGCGGTCGCCGACATCAGCTCGCGCACCAGGCTCTCGTCGCCGGAGGCGATTTCGATGGCACCGTCCGGCAGCGCGTGCTCGGCCGGCTGGAACTCGATCTGGCCCGAGGCCCAGCAGTAGGCGCGGATAGGCCGCTCGATCGACATGACTTCACCCATGGTTCAACCCTCCTTCGAAGCGTCTTCGGGAAGCGACTTGCCGAGCGCCTGGCGCAGCATCCGGCCGAGGTCGCGGATCGCCTGGTCGGCCTGGTTCGGCGTGAGGTTCAGGCGGTCGGCGTCGGCCGGCAGGCCGGGCCGGCCAGCCAGCCAGCGGTCCAGCGCCGACCAGCCGCCGTTGGAGACGACACCGAGCTCGGCCAGGCGCCGCCACTGCGCCTCGAGGACGCGGGCGCGCGGGTCCTCGCCGAGCAGCTGGCCGGCGCGGTAGTAGGGCCGCCAGTCGACCCCGGCGTCACGCGCCAGCGCTGCCTTGAGGCTCTCGACGGACTTGTTGAACCCGGCGCCGTCGAGCCACTGCAGGGCCGCGACGCCGCCCTTCCCGCGGCCGCCCGTGACGCGCTCGCACCAGTGCGCCAGCGCCGTTTCGCTCGGATCGTCGACGACGCCGAGCCAGTAGCCTGAGAGCCAGAGGGCCCGGAGCTTGCCGGCGAGCGGCCCCTCGGCGGGCTTGCGGCCGCGGCCTGCCCCCGGGCCCGAACGGGGAGCGCCGGTCGCGGCGGAGCGCGGCTTCGGCGTCCAGCCGAGCCGGGCGAACTCGGCGAGCACCTGGTCGAGCTCGGCGATCGACAGCTCGGTCGACGATTCCTTGCCGGTCACCCGCTTGAGCAGCGCGCGATAGGTCCCGTCGTCGAGCGCGAGCTGCCTGCGCGCGATCTGCACCTTCGCAATCAGCGGGCGCCGATCTCCGGTCCGGACTGCCGCGGTCAAAGCTCGACTCCCTTGACGCGCTTGCCGCTGCCGCTGCTGCTGCGCTGCCCGCCCTTGCGCGAGCGCTGCAGCGCCGCGACGCCGGGGTCCGGCACGGCGGGCAGCGGGCCCACGGGCTCGGCGCCCTGGACGACCTCGGCATAGGCCGGCGGGCAGCGAGTCACCTTGCCCTCGGCGATCGCCGCCGCGACCAGGCGCTCGGCTTCGGAGCGCGTGCCGCGCGGAATCGGCCGCCCGTCCGGCAGCCGGATCGCCGTTCGGCCGCCGGGCACTCCGGCGACGTAGCCCTTCGCCTTGAGGCGCTGCACCGTGGCCTCGACCACCTGCAGCGGCCGGTCTGCCTCGCGGGCAACCTCGGCCGGCTTGCCGCCGGTCCGGATGATCGCGCGCAGCACGTGCGCCTCGGCTTCGGTGAGCGGTTGCGGCGCGTCGGCCGTCGGCAGCTTGGGCGCAGGGGCGGTCCGGGCGGAGGCCGCCTTGCGGCGAGCCGGGGCAGGCCTGGGCGTCGCATGCTCCTTCGGAACCGGTTGGGCGGGAACGGGAGCCGGCGCCGCTGCCCGGAGCGCTGCTCGGGCCGCCATGAAGGACAGGCCGATCCTGCGCGCCTGGACGCGGACGGCGTTGTCGCTGATGCCGAGCCGCTCGGCGACCTCGCGCGACCGCAGGCCTTCGTCCGCCAGCGCACGCAAATGCTCGAGGCGCTCCGGTGTCCAGACGCTTCTGGTCCGTCCGATGCGCTGGCCAACAGGCACCTGGGCAGAACGGGTAGCCCGCCCGATCTCCGCGGCAGCCTCCGTCGGCGGCGAGTCGGCCGCTGCCGCCGCGGTCGGCTCGGGGTCCGGGGCAACGGCGGCCGGCGAGCCCGCTTCCTCGGAGGCCGGGGGCTGCGAGAGGCCCAGCCGATCGAGACAACGCCGGGCGAGGTCGGCGCGCGGGCCGTCTGCAGCCAGGTCCTTCTCGACGACGGCGACGGCATGCATGACCGTGCTGTGGTCGCGCCCGCCGACCAGGCGGCCGACCGCGGGAAGCGAAAGCCCCGTGTGTTCCGACAGCAGGTACATCAGCACCTGCCGGGCATGGGCGAGCAGCTGCTTCCGCCTCCGACCGGTTAGCGCGGATCGCAGACAGCCGGACTCCTCGGTGACCGCCCGGAAGATCGCATCGGCGCGCCGTCGATCCTCCGGCATCTCGACCCGGTGCGTGAGCTGCAGGGGCATGGGATCGACCGCCTGCGCCGCCGGCCGGCCGGCAACCAGCCAGGCGTCGGCCCGCTGGGCCAGGTCGAGCGCGGCGCCCAGGTCACCGACACCGCGCTCCAGCGCCAGGGCGAGCAGATACGCCCGCCGGCGGGCCGGCTCGGTCTCCAGGTCGTAGCGCCAGGATTGCTCGGACGGCTCGATCCCGTCGACGATCTCTGCCTCGACCAGGTCAGGCTGTTGGATCGGGTTCGCCATCTCTCACCCCACCGCCGAAGCCGGGTCGAAGGCGACTGTCTGCTCGAGCGCCGTGATGGACGGCCGGGTGACCTGCGGCACCACGGCCATGCCACGGACCGGTACAGCGAAGCGCCAGCGACCGGCGGTGTCGCGATACAGCCAGAGATCCGGCAGGCTTCCACTGAGCCGGAAGCGGTAGAGGTCGGGCCCGCCGGCGCCGGCGACGACCTCGGCGGCGAAGAGCTGCAAGCCCCCCAGGTCATTCGGGCTGGTGGGAACGAGGCATGCGGTCGCGACCTGCATGGCGGTGTCCTCCTCTTAAGCGTCGGCGTAGGGCGCGCGGGCCTTCCAGGCGTCCGCGGCGGCCCTGCCGGCCTCGTTGGTGGGCCTGTCCCCGCGAGGGCGGGGATCCGGGGCCGGCGCCGAGGCCTCGGCGCGGCCCTCGAGCGGATCCTCGGGGGCCGGCGCCAGGTCGGGCTCCGGCAGCTGGACCGGCCTGCCGGCCGGGTGCTCCCGCAGCCAGGTCTCGATCGAGATCAGCTCGTCGGCGAGCAGCTCGCGGGTCTTCGGCCGGTCGAAGCGGTGGGCGAGGTAGACGCGGGCCGCGAGCGCCAGGCTGCGCAGCTGCGCCTCCAGGATCCGCTCGCGGGCCGTCGCCATGGCTCAGTCCTCCGCCTGCGCGGGCTCGGGCTGGGCGGCCTCGTCGGACTCCTTCAGCAGCGCCTCGACCAGCTTGTCGATCTCGCCGTCCGTCGCCTTGATCAGCACCACGTCGCCGGCTTCGGTGACGGTGCAGCCGATCTTCCGCAGCTCAGCAGTCGAGAGGTTGTTGAGCGCGGCCTTGACCGGCTTCTCCTCGACCTTGACCAGACTGTCGACCAGGTCCGGCAGGTGCTTGCGGATCAGCCGGATCGTGACCTCCGGGTCGGAGATCTCGATCTTGCCCTTGCCCTTCTGGAAGCCGACGCGGATGCCGTACAGCGTCAGGGTCTTGGGGCGCCCGAAGAGCTGCGGGCTCTCCTGGATCGCCGCCTCCAGCTTCGCGCGCGCGTTGGACGCCGCATCGGTGCGCCGTCGCAACAGCGGGATCTTCTGCCGCTTGATCCGCTCGAGCTCGCTGTTGGTCTCCTTGACGGCATCGGCCAACTCATCACGGGCAGCCGCGTAGCTCTTGGTCAGGCGTTCGATGGTGGCGAGATCTGCCATCACAGGCTCCTCAGCGTGCGGGGTCGGCGGGGCAGCCAGATCAGCGCCAGCCAGCGCAGCTGCCGCCCCAGGAAGGTGCGCGGGCGCCTCACGAGGCGCTCCCGCGGATCGGGATCATGTCGAGCCGGCCGAAGCGCTCGTCGTCGTGGGCGCGGCGGCCGAAGGCGACGTCGCCGCAGAGCGAGCCGCCCTGCAGGCGGACGGTGCCGACCAGGCGGTCGGGCTGGCGCTCGGTGACGGCGTAGAGGATGCCGGTGTACGGCGCGGCTAGCGGGCTGGTCGTGAACCTCACGGTCACCGGGTCGCCGACCTGCGGCAGGCCGAAGGGCCGCTTGTGGATCTGGGGAAGCATCGTCACCGCCTCCCTCACCGGCCGACCTGCTGGGGGGTCAGGCGCCGGAACGCCTCGCGCAGGTGCTCCAGCTTCCGGCTCTCGGCGCCGCCGGCCAGCATCGTCGCCATGCGCAGCGTGAAGACCATGGCGCGCAGGGCGCCGGGCTTCTCGGCGATGGCCTTCAGGAAGCTCTGCTCCTCGGGATCGACGATCCCCCAGGCCTGCACGATCGTGCAGATGTCCCGCTCGCGCGGGCCCGGCTGGGTCAGCACCATGCCGACCCGGCTGAAGAGCTGGGCGAAGGCCGCCTTGCGGCCGCCGCCGTCGAGACGGCTATAGACCATCTCGTTGCCGATCAGCGCGATGCCGACGCCGGCCGAGTCGTGGATCGAGCGCAGCTGGTCGAGCGCCAGCGTGTTGGGGTGCTGGGCCTCGTCGAGGATGATCAGGCCGTTCTTGTCGCGGACGTAGTTGGCGATCGCCCGCGATAGGCGCGTCTGCACCCGCTCGGCGAGCCCCATGGACTCGGCGATCAGCGCCAGCAGCGGATAGGTCGTCGCCGTGCAGGGCTCGGCGGTGACGTGCCAGACGTTGGAGTTGGTGGCGGCGTAGTAGGAGGCGGTCTTCGTCTTGCCGGACCCGGCGCCCATGGCGACCACGCCGATCGTCGGCGCGATCTGGCTGAAGGTCAGGATCTCGCCGATCTTCCGCGAGGTCGGCGTGTCCTGGAAGCCGATATCGGACGGCAGGGTGGCACCCGCCTTGGCGCGGCTCTTGAGGCTGTCCAGGCCCTTGCGGACCGACTGCGCGACGGCGGCGTTGTCGCCCTTGTACCGCTTGTTGCGCCACTGGCTGATCGTGCCCTCGGCGACGGCCAGGCGGGCCGCCATGGCCGCCTGCGACAGGCCCTCGGCCTGCTGGTAGGCGGTCAGCTCCCGGCGCAGCTCGTCCTGCGCCTCTTCCGTCCAGCGGTCTTGCGTGTCGATCGTGCTCATGGTCTCTTGCTCCTCACTTCGTTGCCGTTACCGAGGGCCTCGCCGCTGCAATCGGCGGGGCCTTCGCCTTTCCAGCCCTCAGGGCTGCTGGCGCCGGAAGGCCGCCAGCTCCGCGATCGAAGCCGACAGGTTCCGGTCCATCTCCTCGATCGCTTCCGAGTTGGCTGCCGGCTGCAGCGCCAGCGCGCCGCGCGTCCTGACCGGCCGCACGACTTTGGCGTCCGGCGCCGGCGGCGGGTCGAGCTCGACCAGGTGCTCGAGGACCTCCTCGACCGCCATGCCGCGCTCCAGCTCGGCGATCTCCGACTGCTTCTTCTGGTAGCTGCGGCGCTTGCGGCCGTGCTCCCTGGCCTTCTCCTGGTCGAGGAAGCCGGTCCGCTCCCAGACCTCGACGTGGCCCAGGAAGACGCCGTCGTGGCGGTAGACCTCGATGCCGCCCTGGGCGTCGTCCGGGTCGTAGCGGACGGTCAGCTTCTTGCCGACGAAGCCGGTCATCCACTCCGCCCAGTAGACGTTGCCCAGCACGTGCACCGCGCCGCTCGGCTTGCGCGCGGTCAGCAGCTCGGCGGTCATCAGCGCCCGGGTCAGCTGCTCGGCCGCCGGTTTGCGGATGCCGATGCTGTTCTCCTGCCGCGCGTAGCTTTCGGCGAAGGCCTGGTCGAAGGACTTGACGCCGCCACAGACCGGGGTGCGTCGGCCCTCGCGGGCGTTGTAGGAGGCGATGCCGCGCGCGACGAACTTGAGGAAGGTCTCGAAGTCGACGACCCGGCTGCCGTAGTTCGCCGGCTTGTGCTGCGGGCTGCGGCCGGTGTAGGCGCCGTCGAAGACCTTGGCCTTCGAGACGATGTTGGTCAGGTCCCCGAAGCCGCGCTCGACCGGCTTCGACTGGCCGCTGCAGGGCGTCGTCCAGCGCACCGTCATCCCGAAGCCGGTCAGCAGGCCCTCCAGCTCCTCGGGCTTGATCTTGTTCCGGTAGCGCGTCTTCTGGCCGCCGGTGATCAGCTTGCTGGCGAACTCGCGGCCGTTGTCGAGCACCGCGGTCTCGGGCACGCCGAAGTCCCGGAACACGTCGTGGAACGCCAGGCGCACGGCCGCCGCCGAGGGGTTGAGGTCGACCCGCCAGGCCAGGATCTTGTTGGAGTAGAGGTCCTGGATGACGATCAGCGAGGGCCGGGCGCCCTGCTCGGCGCCGGGCATCGCGACCGTGATGTCGAAGGTGTGGAAGTCGGCGTTCACCGCCTCCAGCGCGCGCAGCTGGCTGCGGTCGCGGATCTGCGGCTGGTACATGGCGCGCAGGGCATCGGCGCCCTGACGGCAGTAGGTGACCAGCGGCGGCCACAGGGCCTCGATCCGGCGGCGCATCGTGCGCGGGTGGGGCAGCGTCCAGCCGTGCTGCTGCGCGGCCGCCTGGACCTCCCGGTAGCACTCCTCGAAGGGCGGCTGCGAGTTGATCAGCCAGAGGCCCTTCAGCATCTCCCAGGCCTCGGGCGAGCACTCGACCGTCTGGCCGGCCTTGCCCTTGTGGCGCGGGCAGAGCGCCGCCTCCCGGTCCAGCCGGTCGAGGCCGCGCACCAGGCGCTGCCACTGGTAGATCGTGCTGCCGCCGATGCCCTCCTGCTTGGCCACTTCGGCGACGGCATGGTTCTTCGTCAGCCCGGTCCGGTGCAGGGTCTCCACGGCTTCCAGGATCGCCACGCGGCGCCGCGCCTCGCGCTTCTTCGTCTCCGGCTGGCGCCGGTACCAGTCCTGCAGCTCCCAGCTCGCGCTCGGGCGGCCGGCGCCGGCGGACTCGCCGGCGGGCGCGGCGGCCGCGAGCTTGGCCGTCCGCTCGTCGTGCACCAGCTTGGCGGCGGCAGCGTCCGGCAGCAGGGTGTAGTGGTACTCCCAGCCGCCGCCGCGGCCTTGCCGGCGACGCGCGAGCGGCGCGTCGTCGAGATTGCGCCGCTCCTGCCAGGCCTGGCGCTTCGCCAGCTCGATGATGCGCTTCTTGCTCGACGGCAGGCCCGGCAGGCGCAGGGCCGCCAGCTCGGCGGCGGTGTGCCAGACCTTGCTCAGCGCCGTGGAGCTGGTCAGCCGCGCCGTCACCGGCCGGCCCCCTTCCGTGCCTGCCGGAGCGCGCTGTCGAAAGCCTTGCCGATCTCCTCCCTGCCGGCCGCGAGCTGGCCGACCTCGACCCAAGGCAGGAACTTGTCGTCGACCACACTGTGGCCGAACAACTCGGCGCCGAGCTGCAGCAGTCGCAGATCGTCGGTGACGTGCACCAGCGCCAGCAGGCGCAGGAAGCTGATCGTGTGGTCGGCCCGCCCCTGGCTGGCGTAGGCGTCCAGCATGTTGCGGCTGACCTCCTCGCCCAGCCAGGCGGACATCTCCGCGGCCAGATCCTCACGGTCCCGATCGCAGGACTTCAGCGTCTCGGCGACCGCCAGCGAGATCCGGTCCCGCAAGCTCTGGCTGCGCACCAGGTTCTCCGGGTAGCGCCCGACAACCAGCTGTTCCGGCGGCTGCCAGTCCAAGAGATCCATCGTTCTGGTGTCCCCCAGGACCCGCACCATGGTCAGAGGGCGCCTCCGGCGCGTGCGGGGGTCTCGCCGGAGGCGTCAGGCAGCCGCGTCCTGGCCGGGATCTCTGGGCCCCGGCTCGACGTCGGCAGCGTGGCCGGGCGCACCGTCCCGATGACGGCGGCCCGGCCGGCCCCTACACTCGGCGTTGCCAGACAACCGAGGAGGGGAAGATGTTGGTTTCCAAGGAGCGGCTGTTCGAAATGGCCTTCGAGATCGTCGCCGACCGGAGCAGCCGTGCCCGGTTCGACCAGCCGGGCAGCGGCGATCGCCTGCTGAAGGAAGATCTGGTCAAGACCTTCCGCGCGCTCGAGCAGGCGACCGCCGAGCTGGGCGGCGAAGTGCCGGCGCAAGACTAGCCGCCGCGCCGTCACGGCAGCTCGAGCCCCGCCGCGAACTCTTTGATCTCCCTGAGATCGTCCCAGGTGACGCCGATCAACCTGCCGCTCTGCGGCAGGTAGTGCGCCAGCTCGAGGATGATCTTGGCGAGCTTGGGGTGGAAATAGACCTCCGTGCCGCTCCAGCAGGTGTGGTTGGGATCGGGCACGCGCGATTCGGTGTCGTCGGGCTTGGGAGCCCGGCCGGAGGGTACCGGCTCCGTCAGGGCCGCGAACGACCTGACAGCCTCGGCTTCCTTGGCGGTGAGATGGATCACGCCGCCGCGGACGGCGGCGATCTTGGCCAGCAGATCGGCCTGCAGGCCGCCGACGTAGACGTTGACCCCGCAGCAGCCGGTCTTCTCGGGCGTGGTGGCTGCGGCGGTCGCCTCCGCAGCGCTCCGCCTGGGGTCGAAAGGCAGCATCCGGATGACGCAGACGAAGTGACCCCAGGCCTGGTCGTCCTGCAGGTTCGCACCGGCCCAGGCCTCGAAGACCTCGCGCCAGGTGAACTCGCCGAGCCGCTCGATCAGCGGCACCAGGGCCGCGTCGATCGGGTCGGCTTCCTTGTTCGCCACGAGCCCGAAGACTGAGAGCAGGTCGTCATGTCGCTTGGCGACGTCGTAGGCGCGCTCTTGTTCGCCCTGCCACAGAGCCTCCCAGTCGTACAGCTTGTCGGGCTTCGGGTAGATGGCGCCCTTCGCGAACTCGAAGAAGCGCGCCCAGAACTCTTGCTGCTCGTCGCCGGCCGCCGCGGCCGGCTCGACCGCCATCCGACAGCGGTTGCGCGCGCTCATGTACCGCCGCGCGGCCTTGGTATCGGCGAAGCCGGCCGCCTTTCCGTCCCGTGGCGTCTCCGCCGCCGCTGCCCGCGCCCGGTCGAGCTTCTGCTCGAGGTTGAAGCGCCGCCGCCAGGCCGCGTGCGCCGCCCGCGAGGCCTCCGAGCGGCTGCGGGAAGCCGCCGAGAAGACGGCCAGCAGGCGCTCCTGCTCGTCGAGCAGCGGCCCGATCGGCTCGTGCCCGAGGCGCGCCTCGGGCGCCCGGTCGATGGTGGCGTAGGAGATGTCGAACGCCGCCTTGACGCGCTGGGCGTGCCGGTCGAGCGCGTCGCGGGCGCGGTCCGCGGCGGCCTCGGCCGTCGCGTAGGCGGCGCGGGCGGCGTCTTCGGCCTGCCACGCGCGCTCCAGGTTGGCCTCCAGCTTCTGCAGGCTGTTCAC